TGGAATTTGAATATACTTATCACTCCATGAATTAAATGTTGCAACTAATAATTCATACATATTTTCTGTTATAATATTTTTTAGTCCATAAATCATTGACAAAAATGAACCCATGGTTTCAGCAGCAGACCATTTCGTGCAATCACCATTAACATATTTTATTTTAAAATTAGTTAAATTTGGTATATTTTTATAAATTCTATCTAACATTTTTTGCATTTCAATTATTTTTTTGTCACCTGCTATTGATATTGCTTCATTTGGACTATTGCTGGCAATTTTTCTAAAAAAGTTTTCTGAACATCTTGCTAAAGCTTTTGCACCAATATTTATAACATAAAATTCCCTTTTAGAACCATATTGAGATTTAATACAAATGTCAGCCATTACATTTCCATTTTCTTTAGTAATAAAATAATTTGCTAAACTAACAGTTGTTTCTAATTCTCTATTTTCTAAAATTTTATCTAAAACAGTTTCAATAAATCTTTGTCTTGGTTTTTTTGGATTATAATAATTTGATTTTGTATTATAACAAAATAAACTTATATCTTTAATTTCAGTTTCACTTAAATCTCTACCAGTATATTGTTTTGTTTTTTGAACATATTTATCAATTTGTCTTTTAGAAATTTTTGTAGTTGAATAAACATCTCTTTCCAAATCACTTATTACTGCTTTTGTACTTATTAATTCTGATAACGGCTCATCATTTATTTCATGAATAAATTTTGGAATGTTTGGTTTTTCTAACATTAATGTGTGTTGAGTTGATTTATAAATAACTGCTGATGAAAATCCTATTTTAGTTGGATATGATAAATAATCTCTAATTTCTTTTTTTGTGATAACATTACCTTTTTTTATAAATAAAGGTAAGGAATCATATTCTTCTTGAAATTCAATTATGGTTTGAAACTGATCATTTTGTTCATGGAAGATATTAGATGGTTCTTTTAAAGTATGAACATAAACAAAAGCTTCATCTAATAACTCATGAATATCTAAAATTTTGTAATCACCCCATAATGAAGGTAAATTAATTTCACCACCAAGAGAATCCTTTGTTCTTAAACCACTAGTATATTCAGCAGCCTTTAATTTAATATTTGTTAAATTTGCATTTTTAAAAATTTCAGGTAATTTTGTTAATAACCTATTAACAATCCAACATTCTAATGCATTACCATAAGGTGGTCCAAATTTTTCAATTAATAATTTATTTATATTTGTGTGTGTTGCAAAAGAAGAAATATAAGCATATCTAGAATCAACTAATAACTCTGCAATTTTTTGATTGGTACAAAGAGATATTAATACTCTGTAGGAAAATATGTATTCATATTTGTTTGGAATTAAACATGTTTCAATCATTGATGTTGACATCAAACTATTCATTGTGCTTGATAAAACACTATAAAAAGAATCCTTCATATGCGTTAATTTAAAAGTTGGTAATCTTCTCCAATTTGAACAAACCAGATAACAATCTTTATCATATTCAAATATTTCAACTTTACCAAATATAGTTTGATAAAATTCTGGATCTTTAGTAATACAAACCCACATAAATGGTTTACCATTTTC